ATTGCCGCGCATAAGTCGAACGGAAACCGAGGCCAGCTTGCACCTGGACGGCAAACAGAAAGCGCAGCGAGCCGGCCGACAGTCGCCTCCCTTGTATCTCCCCCATGAATCACGGCGCCTGCACCGTGCCGCGCAGGGGTAAGTGCGCGGACCTCCCTCCGAGAGCTGAACTCGATCAATGCAGCGCATCAGCGACACCCGCCGCAGCACTGGAGAGCGCGACAGCCGCGCCGGCCCATGCGGACAGCGAAACCCAATACCAGGAGCAAACCATGAACGCACGAATCCCGCTCGGCCCATGCATGTGCGGGGCGATGGACTGCCCGAGCTGCGGCCCCGCTCAGGGCTATGCGCTCTACGACGAAGACGCGACCGAAGGATTCATCCAGTCCGAGATAGCCGAAATGCGGCGCTCTCAGGCGCTTGTGACCGATGCGCTCGGCAGTCTCAGCGAAGAACAGTTTGCGACGACGGATCGCCTTGTGTTCGAGGCGATTGCGGGCGAGCGCGATTCAGGTTTCCGGCCTGCGCAGTTGCAGGCGATTGGCGAGCACTTGGTTACTGCGGTGCTGATGTATTTCGATAAACGAGCGAGGGCGCTATGAACATGAACAACTTCCCGCAGGGCTTCGAGTACGCGACCGAATCCAAGCCGCTTCCACGTTGGGTGATGTGGCTCGCGGCTGCGCTGATCTTCGGCGGATATGCGCTGCTGGAGTGGCAGGACGCCCAGGTTGAGCAGGCAATTCAGGCGGTAGCGCAGAAATGAGCCGCACCGCACAATCCCGTCGCACGTCATCCGGCGTGCGGCATATGACCGCCTCGTGCCGCAGGGCAGCGATAGCGGCTACTTGCACTGGCTACAGCAGCGGCGCAACGAGTTCAAACGGATGCGCCCTGGCGTCAAGGGCGACGAGTTCCACAGGCTGTTTGATCGGTGGCTGGAGAGCATGAAATGAATGCACCACTGACCGCGCGCGAAGCCTTCCTCGCCGAGCGCGCCACCGGCCTGGGTGGAACCGACCTTGCGGCGATACTGGGCTACGGCTTCCGCACCCCGGTAGAAGTCTGGATGGAGAAGACCGGCCAGATGCCGCCCGATGAGGGCTCCATGCGCTTGCGCTTCGGGCAGCACGCCGAAGACTTCGTGGCGCGCGAATACACCGAGGCCACCGGCCGCCGCGTGCAGCGCTACACCAAGATGCTGCGCCACCCGGACCACCCTTGCATCCTTGGCCACGTCGACAGGCTGGTGATCCCCGAGGGCGCAAAGATCGCCGCGCACCGGGGCGAGATCCGAACCGATCGCGGCCTGGAGTGCAAGACGGTCGATGACATGGCCTACAAGCTCGGCGAGTGGGGCGAGGCCGGCACCGACGAGGTGCCCGCAGGCTACCTGATCCAGTGCGCGACCTACATGGCCATGACCGGCTGCCCGCGCTGGGACTTGGCCGCGCTCATCGGCGCAGGCGCCAAGCCGCTGGCGATCTATCACCTGGCGCGCGACCTCGAGCTCGAGGCAGAAATCATCCGTCGCGGCGCTGAGTGGTGGCAGACGCACGTCGTCGGAAACGTGGCCCCCGAGCCGACGTGCGAGGACGACGTGGCGCTGCTGTACCCGCAGGCGACCAAGCGCGAGCCCGTCGTGGCCTCGACTGAGATCGTGCAGATGATCGCCGACCTGAAACAGCTCAAGGCCAGCGAGAAGGCCACGCAGGAGCTCGCTGCCAAGCTCGCACTGGAGATCAAGTCGTACATGGGTGCGGCCGGCGAACTGATCCTGCCTGGCACCGAGCACGACAAGAAGCCTATCCGGCTTGCGACGTGGAACAACCGGAAGGCAGCACGCCGGTTCGACCTCGACGCCTTCGTCGGCCACCTCTGTCCGGGGGCGCTCCCCGGCGAACACGCGCTCTACATCGAGGACGCGCGCCGCACCTTCACCGTCGCCGGAGATCCGGGGCGGACTTTTCTAATCAAGTGAGGACATCATGAGCAACGTCACCGCACTCAACCCTTTCCAGTCTGCTAAGGCTGCACCGAGCAACGCCGTTGCGGAGTCGTCCGCCCAGCGCGAGGCGCAAGAAGTTCAGGCGATGATGGTGATCGCCAAGCGATTCCCGCGCGACCAGGTGCAGGCGATGGATCGAATCCTGCAAGCCTGCACCCGTCCGACGTTGGCCGAAGGCGCGCTGTACTCCTACAACCGTGGCGGCTCGGACGTAACCGGCCCCAGCATCCGGCTGGCCGAGGCGATCGCGCAGAACTGGGGCAACCTGCAATTCGGCATCCGCGAGCTGTCGCAGGCGAACGGCGAAAGCACGGTCGAGGCGTTCGCGTGGGACATCGAGAACAACACGCGGCAGGTGAAGGTCTTCCAGGTGCCTCACATCCGCTACACGCGCAGCGGCTCGAGGCGGCTCGAAGACCCGCGCGACGTGTATGAACTGGTTGCCAACCAAGGCGCCCGCCGCCTGCGCGCCTGCATCCTTGGTGTCATCCCCGGCGATGTAGTCGAGTCTGCCGTCCGCCAATGCGAGACGACCCTGACCGCCAGCGCGGACACGTCACCGGATGCGGTCAAGAAGATGGTCGATGCCTTCGGCCAGTACGGCATCACCCGAGAGCAGATCGAGAAGCGCATCCAGCGCCGGCTGGACACGATCACGCCAGCGCTGATGGCGCAGATGAAGAAAATCTACGCCAGCCTGCGCGACGGCATGAGCGCGCCCGGCGACTGGTTCGACGCGCTGCAGCCCGCCGCGAATATGGCAGCAGCAGAGGCCGGCAAGTCCAAGACAGAAACGCTAAAGAGCAAGCTGGGCGCCGGCAAGAAGCAAGCCGAGCCCGCGCCGGATCAGCATGACGACGATCTGCGCTCGCTTGAACGGCAGGCCGCCGCCGAGCAACAGCCCGTCGACCCCGAAACCGGCGAGATCCAGCGCGACGAGTGGCTCGAAGGCTACGAGTCCGCCAAGCAAGCGCAGCAGTAACCGATCAACGGGGCGAAGCCGGCCACCCTCTCCCGTCCGTTCTACAGGTCGGCCGAGCCCCACCAGACACCACGACACCATGAACCTCCGCTACGAAATCCTGAAAGCCTGCGCCGCGAACCATGGCGCGCCCGTCGATGAGATTGCCGACGCCATCAAGCATGACCGCAAGAAGACCGGCTGGGCGGTGCGCGATTGCGCCAAGGAAGGGTTGCTCTCCAAGCGCCTGGACGACGTGACCAGCCAACTCGGCTACACGCTGACCGCCGCCGGCAAGAAGCGGCTGGCAGAAGGCCCGGCGACCCGACAGGGCAGCAACATGAAGCGCGGTGACAGCGAGGGCGGCGAGACCGACGTTAAACCGCAATCTGCAGAAATCCCGCCGCAGATCCCGCCGCCGCAGTACGACCCGGACGCGGTGGCGTTCGCAAAGCCCGGAAAGATCGAGATTTCCATGCGCCGCGAGATCACCCAGCGCGACGACGCGCTGAAGATGATGGACGAGCAGGTGACGCGCGCCGCCGAAGTCCTGGCGCCCTGCGTCGCCGGCTCGATCGACAGCAGCGACATGAGCCTGATCGAGATCGCCGAGGCCGTTGCCGGCCACGTCGCCGACCTGGCGCTGAAGCTGGGCCAGCAGACCGACGAGCTGCGCAACCTGCGCGCGCTCAACGAGAAGCTCGAGCACCTGCTCCAGTCCGCCCGCAACGAGGACGAGCACCTGCGCCGCTACGCCGACCATTCCAGCGTCGACATGGTCAATCACCCGCCGCACTACCAGGGCAAGGTCGAGTGCATCGACGCCATCGAGTCCGCGCTCGGCCCGGACGGATTCCGCGCCTACTGCCGCGGCACGGCGATGAAGTACGCATGGCGTGCTGGGAAGAAGGGCGACGCGTCCGAAGACATGGCCAAGGGCGCTTGGTATCTGAGCCGCGCCGCCAACATCAACAAGGAGCAACAGCAGTGAACAACTGGAGCTTCACCGGCAATCTCGGCGCCGATGCCGAGCAACGCGTTACCCCGAGCGGCGAGCCCGTCGTCTCCTTCAGCGTCGGCGTGAAGGCCGGCTTCGGCGATCGCGCCACGACCACATGGGCACGCTGCCAGATGTGGGGCAAGCGCGGCGAGTCGGTCGCGCCCTACCTGCGCAAAGGCCAGTTGGTCGGCGTGTCGGGCGAGGCAAGTCTGCGCGAGTACGACAAGAAGGACGGCAGCAAGGGCGCGAGCCTGGAGGTGCGCGTCAATGACCTGACCTTGCTCGGCAAGCGCGACAGCGACGCGCAGCACAGCGCCCCGGCCGCACCGCCCCGCCAAGCCGCGCCTGCACGCCCGCAGCAGTCCGGCGGCAGACAGGGCGGATTCGGGGATTTTCAAGATGACGTGCCGTTCCTTCGCCACGGCCACGGCGCCGCCTGGAGAGCCCTGTAATGCCTGCCCCGAGCATCCGCACCGACTGGCAGCGCGTCGCCCTCAACCTGCGCTCGCACGGCATCCAGTTGCAGGCCGCATCGCGGAAGCTCGGCAAGCATGCCGGCTGGCTCGGCCAGATGGCGCGCGAAGAGATCGGGCGCGGCGTCGAGTTCCATGATGGCCTGCGCCTGCTCGACTACCACCTGTCCGTCTGCGGTGAGGCCGCGCATCTGGCGCTGCTGTCGGGCCAGCAGACGCTACCGATCAAGGAGGCGGCATGAGCGCCCTACGCCAAGCGCTCGGCGCCGCCTACCCGCTGCCTGCAATGGACCCGGACACCGTGCGCTCAATCAGCGCCGGCCTTGCGCGCATCGAGCGCAAAAAGAAAGCCGAGCGCATTGCAGCCCCCATGCGCGAACTGTTCGACATGCTCGCCCAGGGCGAGGTCTTCGAGCTCGACGGCGTGAGCGTGATGCACATGCCGGAGACGGGCGACGAGCACGCCGCTTGGTGCGCAGTCGGGCCCGCGATCCGTGGATGGATCGACTGCTGGCAGCGCATCGCGCCGGACATCGACACCACGAAGATGCGCTACTTGGCGGACCGACTTGACGCGGACAAGCCCATCACGCTGAGGCTGGTCGAACAAGCTCGAGGCGAGTTCGAGGCCACGATCAGCCGCATTCCAGACCTGCCCGAAGGTGCGATCGGCGATGCAATCGTCCGCACGAAGATCGCCTGGGAGTTCGAGCGGATGCGAATGGAGGCCGCATGAACCAACAAACCACCGCCCCGCCGTCGTGCCGCGCCTGCGGTCACGTCGCCCTGGTGAGCGTCACCCAGGGCCAGCGCGTCGAGCGCTACGACCGCTGCGGGCATCCGAGCGGGCCGCATCCGATGCATGAGTTCTGCGCGTGGCGGACGCCGAAGACTGAAGGAGCAGCTTCATGACCAGTGACGAAGCCGACGACGCAGCAGACTGGAAAAGCATGGATGGCGGAGAAGCGTTTGCGCTGATTGAGCGTCACGCGAACGATTTTGACGACGC